CATAGAAACGGCATACGAAAAAGAAATTAAACGCAAAGAAGCAAGTTCACAGTCATTAGCATAAATGACCGTCATAAAAAATGAATGGAGGCTTGCCTATGGATTTTACGCCGGTTGCCGGAGACACTGCCGGTAATAACTTAAAATGGGATTCCATGAAGATTGAAGCTGATATGTACTTGAAAACAGGGAACTACTCTCTGCTTCGTGATGTCCGTATGCGTCAGGCTCGCTTTACGGAGCTGGAGGGAAATGAGCGTATCGCCATATCCTATTACTGCATGGCGTTTTATGCGGACCTGAATGGTTTTGAAAATCTCGACCGGCTTATTGCCGCTCGTGACAGTTCTTTTTCAGACTGGAAGTGTACGGCTCATGTTGATGTTGGTGTTGTCAATAAGATATTCTACCTCTGCTCCAGATGTTCCGTTTCTGAATCAGAGCTTTTGAATACGTTTTGCCGCTCCGCTTTCAAGCCACATACATACCAGTATCACATCTTCACAATCAAAGAGTGTCAGGAACTCTTGCTACTTGCAAAGAACGGACATATAGGAGAAATCAACAACCGCATACAGCACGCTACGGCTCGTTTCCTTGCGG